GGCACTGGCCGCTGCGGTGGAGGGCGGCGTCGTGAAGGACGACGCCTACTACGAAGACATGGCCATGAAGAAGGGCATCAGCGTCCAGCTGGCCAAGGAGATGGACGCGCTGGAAAGCGAGAACGCCAAGCACCGTGCCGCCGAGCAGCAGCGGGCGGAAGCCGCCAAGATGGAAGCCATCCAGCAGGAGTGGGACGCCGCCGTGGAGCGCATCCGGGCTGAAGACCCGGACTTCGACGTCAAAGCGGCGCTGGCCGACCCGGACTTTGCCCAGATGCTCAAGCTGGGCGTGAAGATGGAGGACGCCTACAAGGCCCGCTACTTTGACGACATCATGGCCCGGAAGACTGCTGAGACCGCCAAGAAGACGGAGAGCGGCGTGGTGGAGCGTATCCGCCAGCGGGGCGCACGGCCCAGCGAGAACGGCACGAACCCCGGCGGCGCGGCGGTGCTGAAGACCGACGTCTCCAAGCTGACGCCTGCCCAGTGCGAAGAGCTGGAACGCCGGGCCATGCGGGGGCAGATCATCACTTTTTGACGAGAAGGCGCTGCTGACCGGAAGAAAACCTCTCACCGTTCCCGTCGGCTGACGCCGCGCGAGAACGGAGCTCCCCTGTTAGGGCAACGGCGACGACCGCTGCCTGCGGCAGAAGCAGGGAGGAGCTGTTGGGGCCGTGGCCAGCAGGACGTGAGTGCCGCTCAAGGCACGAAATGGACGCTGGGAGCCACAACCCGATAGCCTTTCTTAAAGGAAAACCCGGGAAGCAGAAGTCTCTCAATAAAGCACATGAGTAAACGAAGGGAGTAAGAAACATGAAGAACCACATGAATCTGCAGCTGTTTGCGCAGCCTGCAAACCACACCGGTGCGACTGGCATGAGCGCCGAAATGAAGACCTACTACGAGAAGCGTCTGCTGGACCAGGCAGAGCCGCTGCTGGTGCATGACCAGTTTGGCGACAAGTATCCCATCCCGGCCAACAACGGCAAGACCATCGAGTTCCGCAAGTACGAGAGCCTGCCCAAGGCCACCGAGCCGCTGACCGAGGGCGTGACCCCCAATGCTCAGGCCCTGACCGTCACCCCCATGACCGCCACCGTGAAGCAGTACGGCGGCTGGGCAGCCATCACCGACGTGCTGCAGCTGACTGCCATCGACAACAACATCACTCAGGCGACCAAGGTACTGGCATCTCAGGCGGGCCGTACGCTGGACACCGTGACCCGCGAGGTGCTGGCAGGCGGCACCAACGTCATCTACGCGCCGGCTGGCGACACCGCCGTGACCAGCCGCGCCAATCTGACCACCGCCAGTGTGCTGACGCCCGACCTCATCGACCAGGCGGCCACTGCCCTGAAAGCCCAGAATGCCGACGCCATCGGCGAGAGTTACGTTGCTATCGTCCACCCCTATGTGGCCTATGATCTGCGCCGCAACCCGGAGTGGATCGACGTCCACAAGTATGCTGCCCCTGAGAACATCTACAACGGTGAGATCGGCAAGCTGGCCGGTGTGCGCTTCATCGAGACCAGCGAGGCGAAGATCTGGACCGGCAGCGGCTGCCCGAGTGGTCTGGCCGTGTTTGGCACTCTGGTGCTGGCAGCTCATGCCTACGCTGTGACCGAGGTGGAGGGCGGCGGCCTGCAGCACATCGTCAAGCAGCTGGGTGCGGGCGAAGACCCGCTGAACCAGCGCGCATCCGTGGGCTGGAAGGCCATCAAGACTGCGGAACGTCTGTGTGAGCAGTACATGGTCCGCATCGAGAGCATCAGCCCGAAGTACAGCGCAAAGGCGAAGGCAAACTAAGGAGGAAATACTATGGCGACTAAGAAAGAATCTGCGGCCCAGGCCGTGGAGAACGCGGTGGAGACTGTGGAGAAGGTCGAGGCAGCGACCGAAGAAAAGGACGACGGCATGGTGACTATCCATCTGTTCAAGGATGACGACCGCTATTCGGCACCGGTGTTCGTGGGCGTCAACGGCGACAGCTACCTCATCCAGCGCGGCATGGACGTGAAGGTGCCGAAGGCTGTGGCCGAGGTGCTGGAACACAGCATCAAACAGGACGCCGAAGCGGCCCGGAAGAGTCAGGCCATGCAGGCGGCGGCCGGAACCCAGATGATGACCATTTGATATTTCCCCCGGTACAGCTTGCAGGCGCTTGCTGCGCCGGGGGATTTTGTTTTGGAGGTTTTTTATGACAGCAGGCGAAGCGATAAAGATGGCTGATGAGCTGAGGCCGAACAATCATTTTGAGAACCGGTTGAAGCAGCTATGGCTGCGGCAGGCAGACAGCGGGATGCGCCGGAACATCGTGGAGCGCAGCCAGACCGGCGGCGACTTTGAGGACAAGGGCGCGGATATTCTGTGGAACGACGGGCTGGAATATGACACCCCGCTGCTGGCCTGCTGTGCGGCAGAAGCACTTTATCCGCACTGGCTGGCTGCGCAGATGGACCTTGCACTGGGCGAGACGGCCCGGGCGGCGAATGAGCTGCAGCTCTACACGAGTTATGTGCAGGAGTTTGCGGTGTGGGTGAGGCGGAACTATATGCCGGCAGGCGGCGGGAAACTTTTAACGTGAGATATGTTCTCTTTTGCTGCCAAAAGAGAACCAGAAAACCACCAGCGATTTCGACGCGCTGGATCCACGAGAAAGGGGCTGCTCGCCCCTTTCAGACCCCAAAGGAGAAGTCGAAACGGAAAAAAGCTAGCCGCTTCGCTAAACGCTTTTTTCTCGTTTCTCCGATTGGAATAAGAACGAGAACCCGGAAGGAGGATGAAATGATAAGCACAAGTCTGAATCAAATCAACAGCCAGCGGCAGCTGCTGCGGGTATTCGGCGGGCTGAACGAGGGATATGCGTGCAGCGAGGCAGAGCTGAGCGAAGAGAAGAACTTCTCTTCGCGGGGATACCCGGCCCTCGAGACCCGCAAGCCCCGGCGGAAGGTGCGGGAAGCAGCCGGGATGAACGGGATGTACCATCTGAACGGCCTTTTGACCGTGGAAGGCACGACCCTGCGGTATGCCCCGGATGACGGCAGCGCCGCTGTGGAGCTGAAAGGCGCCCTGAGCGACAACGAAAAGAGACTGGTGGGCATGGGGACCAAGGTGCTCATCTGGCCGGACAAGATGTCCTTTGATACTGCGAGCGGAACGCTGAGTGCGCTGGGGTCCAGCTGGCAGCAGGGCGGAGTGAGACTGACCGTGACCCCCTGCGATGCTGCCGGTGTAGTGTACACGCCGAATCTGTTCGGTGCGACCGAACCGGAAAGCCCGGAGAACGGCGATGTCTGGCTCAAACAGGCCGAAGACGCCCCGTGGAGCTACCGCGACGCCCTGAAGCTCTACAGCACAGCGGGCGGCTGGCAGAACATTCTGCTGAACTACTGCCGCGTGACCTGCGAGGGGCTGGGCGAAGCTTTCAAAGCCGGGGACACTGTGACGCTGACGGGCATCCCGTCTGTGGTGAAGAATGCTTACTCCTCTGATTTCAGCGGGGACGTAGTGGTGGATGACGTGGCCGGAGACTCGGTCATCCTCTCCATCGCGCCGGACATCGAGAGCGTTTTGTACTACGGCACCTGCGTGGTGACAGGCCAGAGCGTGGTGTGGACGGCCATGGACGGCAAGACCACCCAGACCTTCGACGGGCCTTTCCCGGACGTGACGGCCCAGCGGCGGGTGCCGGATCTCGACTGGCTGACGGAGCACAACAACCGTGTATGGGGCTGCTCGAGCACCGAAAACGTCATCTATGCCTGCAAGCTGGGCGACGCCACCAACTGGTTCTCCTACCGGGGAACGGCAGCGGACAGCTACGCCGTGACTGTGGGCAGCGACGGGGCCTTTACCGGTGCGGCTACCTGCATGGGATACGTGCTTTTCTTCAAGGAGAACGGTCTGCACAAGCTGTACGGCACCAAGCCCAGCGACTACCAGATGAGCAGCATCCAGTGTTCGGGCGTGGCCAAAGGTGCGCACCAGAGTCTCTGCGTCATCAACGAGACGCTGTACTACCTCTCGATGGACGGCGTCATGGCGTGGGACGGCAGCCTGCCCACCAAGGTGTCGGCCTCGCTGGACGAAGAACGCCTCAGCCATGTGACGAGAGCCGCCGCCGGCGGGCTGGTGGGCCGGTACTACCTGCACACCGAAAGCTCCGGCGGGCAGAGGCTGCTGGTATACGACACTGAGAAAGGGCTTTGGCACGAGGAAGACGCCACCGGCTGGGCCATGTGCAGCACCGGGCGACAGCTCTATCTCTGGGACAAAGAGGCCATCTGGGCCGCAGACGGAAGCCGGGAGGCCAGCGGCGAAGAGGACACGGTGGAATACGAGGCTGTGACCGGTGACATCGGACTCGGGAGCCCGGACGACAAGTATTGCAGCCGGGTGACGGTGCGGCTGGACGCGATGGAGCGGACCGTGGTGACGCTCTGGGCCAGCTTCGACGGCGGCGAGTGGCAGGAGATGGGCCGGGTGGACACCGCAGGGAAGCGTGTGAGAGTGAACCTGCCCTTCGTCCCGACCCGTCACGACACCATGCGGCTGCGTCTGACCGGAAAAGGACAGATCGCGGTGCGGAGCATCGCCATGACGCTGAGCAGCAGCGAGGGTGGAAGAGTGAACGGAGGTGTACCGAGACGTGGCTAGTATCGTGGGACTTTCGAAGATCTCCATGCCGAGGCTGGAAAAGCTGGATGCGGACAGCGCCCGGGAGCTGAGGAATTATCTGTACCAGATGCAGGAGCAGTTGGAATATATTTTGAGCAACATTGACACCGAGAATCTCTCGGGGGACTTACAGGAGAAGCTGAAATGAGTAATTTGAGCAATGCAAGAGCGCAGCTGGATGCGTGGGAGGCGAAGAAGCCGGGCGACTACACCAGCCAGTACAAGGACAAGATCGACGGCGTGATGGGCCAGCTGGACGGGATGAAGGATTTCGGATATGACCCCACCCGGGATGCGGCCTACGAGCAGTACAAGAACAGCTACACCCGACAGGCAAAGCTGGCCAACGAGAACGCGCAGGCCAACGCCAGCGCCATCTCGGGCGGGTACGGCTCAAGCTATGGCACACAGGCAGGCCAGAGCGCCTACCAGAATGCTATGGCGGGCTTGAGCAATGCCACGAACGGGTTGTACAGCCAGGCACTGAACCAGTACACCCAGAAAAAGAGCGACCTGCAGAGCCAGCTGAGCGGATACCAGCAAGCCGAGGCGCAGGACTACGAGAAGTACCAGACCAACTATCAGAACTGGGAGAACCAGCGCAACTACTATCAGAGCGTGTACAATCAGGCAGCCAGCGAGGAACAGGCGAAAAAGAGCCGGCATACGGGCATCTTTGGAACCATCCTGAGCGTTGCCGCAAGCCTGCTGCCGCTTCTGCTGTGAAAATAAAGCGCCCGGCCCGGAAGGGCAACGGCGACGACTGTAGCGGAGCCGACCGCTGCCAGTGGCAGATGAAGGGAGGCGAGGCTAGGACAGCGTTCTGCTTTTTCAAAGTCCCCACCAAGGGGCTGAAGAAAAAGCAGCAAACGCAACCCGAGCGCCAGTGGCGGAAACAGGGAGGAGCTGTTGGGGCCGCGGCCAGCAGGATGCAAGCGGCAGCGCAGCAGACGCTGGGAGCCGCAACCCGGACAGCCAAGATGAAACAGAATTAAAAATGCCCAGCCCGAAGGGGCTGAGCTATCAAGAATTATGCAAGATGGAGCTTTTCCTTCAAGGCGTCCTGAAGAACGCCGGAGAAGTTGATGTGTGCGGCCTCGGCTGCATCATTGAGCCAAGCGGGGACGGAGAGGGTCTTTTTAACAGGGCGGAA